GTTCCATGGGACGAACCCCATGGACTTCTCTAGAAGATGATATTGTATGCTTTGACCGGCATACCCGATATTATCTAATTCACGAAATTTTGCATTTCGTTTCAAAGACTTTATAGTTTATATTGTGCTTGGGCGGAATGCCCAGGACTTATGATCTATTATATAAGTTAGTAAACGTCTGTATAACGATATTTTTATATTGTTTGCAGAATGTGATTTTTGAATTTAAATTTGACAACCAGGAAAATAAACCAGGTCAACAAAATGTATTTTACCGTTGAGTAATCTGTTGTTGTCACAGATTGCGGTACAACCGTTAATACTAGGAGTGTATCCTTAAATACAAACCCCTTAATGCGTAGCTACATGCATTTAAAACCAAAGATAGTCGTAGAAGCTAGTTACTTATTCATTTTCACGAGAATTCTCAGCTCTTTAATGAATACAGAAAATTTTTACGTAGACATCACCCTCGTGTGATACCCCTATTTAGGGGAGATTTAGTCAATCAACCAGAGGAATTAATGGACATGTGTTGAAGCACACATGGACCAGGATCAACTAAATTGCCTTCACTACTCTTTTTTCTAAAACAAACGAATTCATCAACGTTTTTATTGATGACGTCTCTGCGCGTATCGCAGATACTACGGTCGAGGATTACGGCCACGTTATGTTATGCTTTGTCGCTTTTATCATTAGCTTTGCTATTGGTTTTGGCTGGACAATTAGAGAATTGGCTTTGCCAGTTCAGTCTGGAAAGGATTATGCTACTTCCAAGTGGGAGAAGCGCAAATCCAATCAAGACAAAAAAGACAAAAAGGACAAGTCTATCCAGGATAAGAAATGGATGGACAAACAGAAGTTCAAAAAGAAGAAACAGAATCAGAAACTCCACTCTCAGTTTGGAGTGAAAGATGTGTTTGATTACACTATTTCATTTTCTGATGAATTTTGGGCTATGTTTGGAGGTGTGTACCTCCAGCTCCGTGAACTCATGAATGAGTTCAAAATCTCTTTACCAACTATTCCCGAATTGACACCCATTGTAGATTTTTTCACTAAACATTGGGCTAATATGAAGGATGCGGCACTTATTACAGATCTTATTTACATCATTCAGTTATTGGTTGCCTTGGGATGGATCAAGAAGATCGATTTTTACATCTCAGGCGTTAGCGTTTTTGTTAGCGAACCACTACGAAAGAAGGTTACAGTACTCGAACTTTTGGAGAAGGTCCTCTCCTATTCGAAATTGCTTGTTACCAAATTTTGGACTGTTATTAGTACTCAAGACATCACCTCCCTTTGGGCGGATGCTATCAAGAATACTTATGATGATGAATACACATTTCTTAAAGCGCAAAAGACTGCAGTGGACCTTGGACGTAAGGCTTCCATTGATGATGAAACTTATGATCGTCGTGTCAACGAATGTATTGAAACGACTCTAAGTATGCTCAACTTTTGCAAGGACGGCCAGCGTGCGGGATTATCCCAACGCTTGGCAGTTCTGAGAGATATTCAGATGAGTAGAGTTCTTTCTAAGAAAGAACATATCCGTGTTAACCCATACGGTCTCCTTCTCGCTGGAGATTCGTGTGTGGGCAAATCGGCCATTATTAACGCTTTATTGCGCTTCTTATTGAAGGTTAATGGTAAGGATTCATCACCTCGCGCTATTATCACTCTTAACCAACAGGATAAGTTTCAAAGTGAGTTTATGACGCATCACAAAGGTGTGATTCTTGATGATATTTGTAACACTAATGAGGCTAAGCAGGAGGGTTCTCCTGTTGAGTCCGTTATTATGTTCTTGAACCAAGTCCCCATGGCTGCACTTAATCCCAACGCAGAAATGAAGGGCAAGGTTATGATTGAACCTGATATTGTGGCAGGAACTACCAACGTTAAGGATTTGCAGTCAAATGTTTATTCTAACGAGCCACTTTCGATCAATCGCCGTTTTCACAGTACCATTACTCAGAGAGTCAAGCCTGAGTATTGTAAGGAAGGTACTTCCATGCTTGATACCGACAAAATCCGGCACATGGCCGGTATGCAATTTCCGACTTTTGCTCAGTTCGATGTTGAGGAGCCTCGCTATCCTACGCGTGGTTCTTCTGATGCGAAGAAGACTAAGACCGGAAGAACCCAGTGTGTTGAGTTTGTTCCCGTTGTATTTGAGGGAAAAGAACTTGTTAACATTGAGATTGAAGAATTATTGCATTATTTAGCTTACGATTCTAAGAAGCATTTTGCCAAACAAGAGGCCTTTGTAGCAGGTCAGCGTAGTCTCGTTGACATGCCTCTTTGTGAGTGCAATATGCCCGTTAGTTTGTGCAAGAAATGTGCGCTAGAGTCCCAAGCTGGTATCCCCAACCTCGCTGAGGTTGCTGCGTGGTACTTGGAGCTTGAGGAACGTTTGTGTGCTATGCTTTCCGATTTCATTCGAACCTTTCTTATTTCGAAGAACGGAAGCATCATTCTTGCTTATTTCAACAAACAGTTTATTTACGGAGTTTTTGATACCATTTGGGCGCCTTTCCTGCAGGTTTTTTCCTGTCTCCTATTTATGGAGCTTGCTGGATTGCGTTATGGTATGCTTAGATTTCTTTTCGTAGTTGCTGCCTATTCAGGCTTCGTGTTCTGGAAGATTAAGAGAGCACGTAAGGCTTTGATCGATCGCCTAAGTAACGTCCCCCGCCCCTCTGTAGTTTGGAGGGAGATGAGTTGGGATACTAAGAAGAAGATTATTGGCTTTATTGCCGCTTTAGGACTTTGGAAGGTCTTATCGTACGCTGCTAGACAGTGGGCCAAGTTGCCTACTGCACAAGCTGCAGCACCCATTACTTTTGTTAAGAATGCTAAGAAATATCAGCAGGAAAACGAGTTTTGGGACGTTGCCGCACGTGAGCGCCAGTATCTGTTTGGGGATGCTGGAGTTACTAACCAAGCGAAGACGGGAACCCATGATGACATGGACAAGCGTGTGAAGCCACGTTTGGTTCGGCTTTCTAAGCCGGATGGCGAATTTGTACAGGGAATGCTTCTCAGGAGCAATATTGTTTTAGTACCTAATCATTTCGTCCCCAAGAATAATCTGTATCTTCGGATTGATTATTTGTCGGGCATGTTCGTCAAGGATGTTGCGATGAGTCGCACCAATTGCGTTAAGATTCGCGGGACTGATCTCGCGGTGTGGTATACGCCAGCAATTGGACCTCAGCGTGATATGTTACAGTACTATCCGGAGGACATTAATGATCTCAAGAAGCTTGAGGTCTACATGTTGCAGAATTTTGAAGGAGAATTTATCAAAACTGCAAAGTTTACCGCCGTTCGTGGACGAGTTATTACCACGGAAGGAGGAACTTTCAACGGATTGAAGTACAACTTCCCTGGAACTACTAAGGGAGGTATGTGCATGTCTGTGCTTGTTGGCAACGCCCAAGGAGCACCATTTATTGCCGGACATCATGTCGCCGGTAAGGGTTCCGTTGCAGCTGCTGCATTTGTTACACGCAGTCAGTTGCTTGAGGCGTGTGCAGAGTTGGACACTCGTCCTGGGATTTTGTTATCCCATTCTGCCACTCCTTTTGACACTAAAATCATGGATGTCGATGTTGGGCCTTTGAAGGCCCCCCATGAAAAGTGTCCTTCTCGTGTTATGCCAGCTGGATCGAAGATGAGGATCCATGGCGAGCACAACCAATCTCGATCATCACCCAATTCCGCTGTGGTTACAGCTGTTATTTCTCCGTTCGTTGAAAAGATTATGAACATCAAGAAGCAGCATGGAAAGCCGCATGATTTGGGATCGATTGATCACAAAATTTTGGACATGAGTGGCAAGGTTGATACCGCCACAAAGTTCGATCCACAGTTAGTTCAACGTGCCTACACGGATTACTCGAAGCAAGTGCTAGAAGGAATTACGGAACAAGAACTGAGGCAAGTTGGAAAAGTGTCAGATGATGCCAATCTTGCTGGTCTAGACGGAGTCGTTGGAGTGAATGCAATGAATTTTAGCACCTCCATGGGTTTTCCGTTTAAGGGCCCTAAGACACAGGTCGTCAGTAAGACTGATCGCGTAGTTGACGGTATTTCATGTCCTCGCGATTGCGACGATTCTATTTTGAATGAAGTCGCACGACTAGAGTCCATCCTACTTAAAGGAGAGTCGATTAACACTGTTTTCAAGGGATCTTTGAAGGATGAGCCGACCAAGCTCACCAAGAAGAAGGCGCGCGTTTTTGCTGCCGCCAATATGCCCATGATTATGATGACACGCAAGTATTTTCTTAGTATTGCCGCATTATTTCAGCGCAATAAGAATCTCACGGAGTGTGCCGTCGGAACAGTTGTTCAATCGCCGGAGTGGACCGATTTGTTCGAACACATCGGTAAGTACGGTTGGGACCGTGCGATCGCAGGAGATTATGCCAAGTTTGATGGACGTATGAGCCCCGAGTTCATGCTCGCGGCTTTCAAGCTTCTTATCTCTATTGCGGAACGATCTGGCAATTATGATGCCGATGACCTAGTCATTATGAGAGGCATTGCCTCCGAGATCACTTACCCAACTTATGATTACTTTGGAACTTTAGTCCAGTTTTTCGGATCCAATCCGAGCGGACATCCACTTACAGTTATCATTAATTCAGTAGTCAATTCGCTGTATATGCGATATGTTTATTTCAAGATTGCTGAAGATGACAAGTGGTGGAGTGTACCTAAGTATTCTGACGTGGTTGCACTTATGACGTATGGTGATGACAATATCATGACAGTCAAGAAGGGCTATGATGCCTACAACCACACCCGGATTGCCCAGGAATTTGCCGCTGTTGGCATTACCTACACTATGGCTGAGAAAGAGGCTAAGAGCGTGCCGTTCATTCATTTGAGCAGCGCTTCTTTCCTTAAGCACTTTGCCGTGTGGGATCCTGAGTTTAACTTGTACCGGTCCATCATTGAGGACGGGAGTATCGCTAAGATGCTCCACGCCCATCTCGAATCCAAGGTTTTGAACATGGAACAGTCTAGCGCTGAAGCCATTAAGAATGTTGCCTTGAAGTATTTTGAGTCGGGTCGGGAAGTTTATTCCGAGAAAGTCGCTTTGTTGGAGAAGGTTGCTGATGCAGCCGGAATTGGAGGATATTTGGAGCCAATTCCCACCTATGACGAGCGCAAGGCTGCTTATGCTGCAAAGTATGACGTAGTCCTTAATTCTCAGTCGGGAAAGCCTGAAAAGGCCATGATCTCGACACATGAGAATGAATTACAGGAGCGTGTCATTAAGCTCCTCGGTAAACCTACCGCACAGGAATATCCTGTGATTGCCGATAATTATGGCAAGGGCGATCTTTTGTATGCAGAGGATAACGAATTTTTCATTGTTATTGAGACCAAGTCATTGGTCGATCGTAAACCTCAGCGTAATAAAGTTCGTAATCAGTCTCGCAAATACGCGCAAGTTATTAGCGTTTTGCAGCCAGAAGCGACAGTTATCGCAATGGTATATTCTGAATACGGATTTGAGCTCGTTAAAGTCTTTGGTAAGAGAACCATGGACATCCCATCACAGTGGGCTGATTTCATGAATTATTTCAATTACCAGAGCGTTTTGCCAAAGGAGTAATCCTGCGGCTCCGGTTGGGCACTTACCGTATAAAATGTGTCATTGCGTTCCCTCATGCAATTAAAACCAAATTTGGGCTATGTTACTGTATAACGGTAGCGTTTTAGGAGCTGAATTGCCTATTTCGTTATGACAGCGTAACATAGAAGACTATGGGACCAGAGCCCTTATGTTATCTAGCATAGCAGTTTGTCACTGCAAAAAGTATAGCACTCCTTCGACGGATTAATCAACCTGACGAGTGAACATTTTTAAATTGATTTCTAATTTTGATACTATTTTTGAACAGACTCCAACTGTACCAAATGGAAGGGAATATGATTGGGACGCTCCCTTGAAACGCGTCCCAAGTTTTGATATGAGCTTTATTATGCATGAAAATGCGGAGTTGTCGCAGCTCAATAAACATTTGCGACAGAAACTCTCCAAAAAATACCAGCACATCGCCGCTCTGGAGCGAAAGGTGCACAAGCTTGAAGGCTTGCTTGAGACCGTCTGTTTGGACTCGCAATCTTCAGCTGGCACTTCGCTGGGACCTCCTCCAGGATTGGAAGTCGGTGAATCTCAACCGATGACCACACAGCAAATTACTGCTTTCGCTGATCAAGATGCTGGATGGACCACTGAAATTAAAAGTGGATATGATGAGACTATGAATCTGGCTAATAATGCCGACGGTAATTTGGGCGAATTTTTGAATCGTCCTATTAGGCAGAGCGTACAGAACTGGGTTGTCGGACAGCCCTTTTTCTATGCGTTCAATCCTTGGAAGGAATTTTTGACCAATCCTTTTATTGCCGATAAGATTAAGAATTACGAGTTGATTCGAATGAAGATGCATTGCAAGATGGTTATCTCGGGCACTAAGTTCCATTATGGACGTGCACTAGCGAGTTACAACCCCTTAGCAGGCGCTAACTATGACCAGATCACGGTTGAGAGGAATTTTCTTTCTCAAGACCTTGTTCAGGCTAGTCAGAAGCCACACTTCTTTCTAAATCCCACCAAGAATACTGGTGGTGAACTCTGTATGCCTTTCTTTTGGACTAAGAACTATTTGTCCATCACAGATGAAGATGCCGATGATATGGGCGAAATTGTCATTAAGTCATTCGACAATCTCCTTCATGCAAATGGAGGTAATGACCCCGTAACTATCACTATCTACCTGTGGGCTGAGGACGTTGTCCTCACTATGCCAACCAGCACTGTGCTTACGTCGCAGGCTGGTAAGAAAGGGAAGAAGTCTCTTGGTGCCAAGAACAAGAGTAACGACATTACGTCGAAGGATGAGTATGGCTCGGGAATTATTTCCAAGCCAGCCGCAGTCATCGCAAAAGCTGCAGGCATGCTCTCCGAGCTTCCGCTCATCGCGCCTTATGCATTGGCTACACAGATGGTCGCCGGCAAAATTGGCGAAGTTGCGAAGATCTTCGGATACTCGCGGCCCGCTGTTGTCACTGACATTCAACTGTTTAAGCCTAATCCTACAGGTAATTTCACTAATGTGGACGCTGCTGACGCTGTGCAAAAACTTACTATGGATAGCAAGGCGGAGCTTACGCTTGATACTCGAACTGCTGGTCTCGACGGTGTTGATCAGATGGGTATTCTTGATATTGCTCAGCGCGAATCTTATCTTACTAGTTTCGTTTGGCAACCGGATGAAGGACCTGATACATTGCTGTGGAACTCCCAGGTGACACCAATGTTGTTCGATATTCTCAATACTGAGATTCATCCGACTCCCATGAGCATGATTGCTCAAAATTTTGAGTCTTGGCAAGGGAGTGTCAAGTTCCGATTTCAAATCGTAAAATCAGATTTCCACAAGGGACGGATTTTGGTTAGGTATGATCCTAATGCAAATAGTTCTGCGGTTGAGTACAATACTAATTACTCCCGCGTGGTTGATATTGCGGAACAGGACGATTTTGAGATCGTCGTGGGTTGGGGCCAGTCCGAGCCCTTCCTAACGTGCGGATCACTGTCTGATACTACAGTGAATTTTTCCGATTCCGTGCGTCTGCCCAAAACTCAGGGACTTTTTAACGGTCTCCTTGAGCTGGACATTTTGAATGATCTGGTGTGTCCGTCTACGGACTCTCCGATCAGTGTTAACGTTTTCGTTAGTATGTGTGAGGATGCAAAGTTTGCTGCCCCCACTAACCGTAAAATGAATGAATTCCACGTCTTTCCCCAAGTTACACCTACACCTGCGGTGCTGGAAAGTCAGAGCGGTATGGATGCCACTGAGAACCCATCTGTCGATGAAACCGACAAACCGATGGGCTCCACTGAAATCCAAACTATCGCTAGTGAATCAGTCGAAACGGACCATACGTATTCCGTATTTTACGGCGACCCCCCTACTACATTAAGGGAGTTGATGAAACGTTACACCAATACTCGCCTGTGGGTGCCTACGCGCCCCCCTGAAGGAGTTGCTCGTATCAATAACCTTTTGAATAAGGATGCCCCGTATCAAAGCGGCTGGGATCCTGAAGGTATTGACGTCTCTGATGTCAATGGTACTACTCCTCTCACTGTTGTGAACAAGGATTTTGCTTCGTGGTGGACACCCTGCTATGCAGGTTTCCGCGGAGCCAGGCGAAAGAAGTATCTCTTTGGCGGTGGCGCTCGGTCGAGCCCTACTGTCGTACGAGGAGAATTCTCTGCTACAGGAAATGGTCAAATCACTTCCTCTAGCCAGAACTTTGTCACTGAAGCTGCCTCTCGCGTTGCGAAGTGGGGTACGACAAGACTGGCAAGAAATAGCGGAGCTGGAGCTGCTTCCACTAACTTGGGAATCAACAATACCATTGAAGTTGAACTTCCATTTTATCAGCAGACCCGATTTGCTCCCGCAAGAGTTGTCAGGGCTCAGGATCTACCTACTAACAGTCATGAGGTAGTTACTATTGCTGCTACGGCAGACCCTGCGGTTCCCCTTTTTCAGGAGAATAACTTCAACACGACCGTCTCCCAGTGGGACGCTGTCGGCGAAGACTACACTTTGATGTTCTTCACTGGCTGCCCGATTTTGTATAATTATCCACTTCGGGAGTTTTCGTAAAGTCCCTATATGTAGATAGGGCAATAATAGACGCGCTTCGTAAGACATGCTCGCGTCATAAAAAGTATATGCATGTCAAATTTAAAACAGAGGAATATCTCTGTGGAAATCCATCCGGTGGCCGGATGGTGTGGTGCTAGCGCATCATGAGACGAATCTCGCCCTAAAAGGCGTGATCAGGATTTATCCTTGAGATTCGTCTCAAGGGCTTTGCCTGGTCACAACTTTAAGAGTCAGACCGCCTCGCTGTACATATAGCTCACCAGTTTAAAATTTCTGGTGTTGTAGATATGTGCGTATAACCGAT